GAATTTCGTTCAGGCGCTCAATAACACCAGTGTGACGGCAGGCACCAATATTACGATAGCGACAGTAGGCGATGCTACTGCTGTCTCGACGTCAACCACCCCTACCTTTAATACCATCGCTGCGACAGGGTTGGTTAAGTTCACCGGGGCCTCTTCCAATGTTACCGCCGGCGTCGGCACCTTAGCCCTACGGGGCGGGCAAGTAGGCTTCCCTGCTACACAGGTTGCCAGCACGGATGTTAATACGCTGGATGATTACCAAGAGGGGAGCTGGACGCCAACTATAGGCGCCTCTATTACCTTTGTTGGAGCGAACACGTCCTCTTTTCTCTATACAAAAATTGGCAGGCAAGTTACCTTAAATATGTTATTGCGTGGGGCAACATCCGTACAAATATCAAGCTTTTCAGTTATACCCTTACCCTTTGCCGCAATTGGCTCTTCGAGCGGTACTGTGCTGGGTAGCCCTGGAATATATGGAGTCTATGTTGCGGGCAGTAACTTAAACTTTTTTACGGGTGGCCCTGCGCCAAGTACAACGTCCGGGTTTAATATTAGTATCACCTATTTTGCGGCGACTTAAATGACCCTCAAGGCCATCAAATTAGGCTCTGGTTTTTTTAGAGAAAGTACGACACTGGCGGCAGAAGGGCAGTGGTGGGACGGCGACAAGGTGCGCTTTCGCTCCGGCAACCCTGAGAAAATAGGCGGTTGGATACGTCTGTCCTCGGAGACTTATCTAGGCGTCTGCCGTACGCTCTGGAACTGGATTGATTTCGACGGTTCCAATTATTTGGGGCTCGGCACCAATCTAAAATACTATATTGAGATGGGCGGTGTCTATTACGACATCACGCCGATTCGGGCGACGTTTACAACGCCTGTGACCAATTCCTGCTTTTCGACAACGGTCAACAGTTCGCTTGTCACAGCGACTATCCCGACCCATGGCGCAACGACAGAGGCCTTCGTGACCTTTTCCGGCGCGGCAGCTATAGGCGGTATCCCGGCAGCGACGCTCAATGCCGAGTATCAAGTCACGGTTCTTGACATCAATACATTTACGTTTGACACCGGCGTGTTGGCGACCTCCTCAGTAGTCAGCGGCGGCGGTAATGCTATCACTGCTGTATTTCAGATTAACCCGTTCTCCGCCACCTACACCTACGGCAATGGCTGGGGTGCGGGCAGTTGGGGACGCGGTGCCTGGGGCTCCGGTACGTCATTTACCGTCGGCACACAATTAGGTCTATGGACTAACGATAACTTTGGTCAGGACTTGGTGATTGCCCAACGTAACGGCGCAATTTACTACTGGCAAGACAGCTTGGGCGTCACCGCGCGAGCGCAATCTTTACAAGCCTTGGCGACTGCGTATGACGGTGCCCTAGGTCCGTATGTCCCGAATCAGACCCTACAAGTGATGGCCTCCGCTATCCAGCGTTTTGTCATTGCCTTTGGCGCCAATGGCTATGTACCGGGCACGCCAACAAGTGCGTTTGATCCGATGATGGTGCGCTGGTCTGACCAGTCCAACCCGTACCAGTGGGTGCCGTCCATTACCAATCAGGCCGGCGAGTTCCGGCTTTCCCATGGCTCAACCATTATCGCCGCGCAAATCACCCGTCAGGAAATCCTGGTATGGACAGACACGGCGTTGTACTCCATGCAGTATCTGGGCACCTCCTATGTATGGGGCTTTAATGTCTTGATGGACAATATCAGCCTTATCTCGCCCAACGCGATGATTACCGTTAATAACGCCACCTACTGGATGGGGCGGGAGAAATTCTTTGTTTACACGGGCCGTGTCGAGACGCTGCCAAGCACGTTGAAACAGTATGTTTACGATGATATTAATCTTGAGCAGTCGTTCCAGATATTCGCAGGTCTCAACCCGGGCTTTAATGAAATCTGGTGGTTCTACTGCTCCAAGCACTCGACCACGATTGATAAGTATGTGATTTACAACTATCTGGAGAATTGCTGGGTGTGTGGCCGTATGGCGCGCACGGCGTGGTTGGACTCCGGTATCCGGCAATACCCGATGGCAGCGGACTACAATGGCCTGATGCTCTACCATGAAGTCGGCTATGATGACGGCAGTGGTCTTGAGCCGGTGCCCATTGAAGCGTTCGTACAATCGGCGGATTTTGATATTGAGGACGGCCACACCTTTGGCTTTTGCTGGCGGATAATCCCGGACGTCAGTTTTAATGGGTCGACGGTCAATGCGCCGAGCGTCAACATGGAGGTCAAGCCCCGACAGTTTCCCGGCAGCCCGTACGGCACCGCCGACAACCCCGAGGTCATTAGTACACAGAACTATACACCACCCAATCCTCCGGTCTACTTGGTGCAAGAGTTTACCGAGGAAGTGTTCACACGGCTGCGAGGGCGGCAGATGGCGTTTAAAGTTTCAAGTGATACTTTAGGCGTGAGTTGGACGATAGGTCGTGTGTCGATAGATACGCGCCTTGATGGCAGGCGCTGAGTTTTATGTTTAAAATCAAGAACTTAATAGTAGCCTCCAAATTTGGATGCATCTTAATAGAATTGTGACCTTTTATCAGGTATTCAGCACTCGCCGTCGGTGTACAATATAGACGGCACCAATCCCTTAACTGAATATAGGAAACTAAAATGAACAGCGCAATGTTAGCACTACTAAAAATTGAAACGATGTCCTCTCTGACTATTGCGGAGTTGACAGGAAAACGGCACGACAATGTACTTCGAGATATTGAAAAAGTCTTAGCAGAAGTAGAAATAGATGTCCTCAAATTTGAGGGCTACTATTTTGGAGAGAATAATCGTCAACAACGCTGTTACCACTTGCCACGAAGGGAGTGCGATTTATTGGTATCAGGGTACAACGCTAAGTATCGCCTTGCTATTATCGACCGCTGGCAGTATCTCGAAGACCAACTAAGGATAGTCCAGTTACGCACGGGGACGAAGAAGCATCAACTCGAAGCTATGGAAGCATTGAGTCGTCTTTTGCCAGATGATTTGAGTAAAGAGGAGCTAAGTTACATCAAAGCTAATACGGTAGTAAACAAGGCTGTGAGCAATCTGTTTGGCTTCCCTAAGATGCTTAAGAAAGATGAGATGTCTGACGATATGATAGAGGTACGCGGGAAGGTACTGGATGATTACATCAAACTTTATGAGGTGCTTGAAGATAATGGTAAAGTAAAGGAGTTGCTTTATGACAAGTATCAGCCCAAGCGGATAGAAGATACCTCCGTTAAGGGCAATCTTAAGTTAGTGGGGGTGTGATATTAGTACCGGAACGACCAAATCCCCAAATCTCCCCTTAGCACCGCCGCAGTATGACCGGCAGTTCTTTGACGACTTATTGAAAATCCTGCGCTTGTATTTCGCAGAATTAGATAATCCCGGCATCTGTCAGGCGTCGACCAATTATAATCAGGGCAAGATACTCAGCGCGATGAATTTTAGTATTCTAAATGATGCCAATGTCCAGGAAGTTAGCCTGCCTACGCAAGCGGACCTCGCTAAATTACGGGTGGGTGATTTGTATTACGACACCACGGCGGGCAACGTGATAAAGATAAAAGTATGAGCCACTTAGCTGAAATCGGCAACATGCCGGAGATACTGCGGCTTTGCGCGCTTATCAGAACGCTGCCGCAAGTGGACTGTCCACTGGAGCATTACTACCTTCCTGGCGTGTGTTTTCGGGTGATGCGCTTAAAAGCGGGCACGTCGCTTACAGGGAAAATACACAAGCATGCGCATATTGCCGTCTTGTTGGAAGGTACACTACGACTGGCGGATGACGAGCATGCTTTTATCATTACCGCACCCTGGGTGGGGATGGGCAAAGCAGGCGCAAAAAGGCTGGGCTATGCCGAGACAGACTGCGTGTTTGCGAATATACTAAGTACCGATATCACCGACCCTGCCGAGATGGAAGCTGTTCTTACATGCGACACGTTTGATGAGTATGAAATCTTTTTGTTGGAGCAAGACCATGAAATTCCGAAGCAACTCCCCTGATTTAGAAGCCCGTGGCTGCTATGTGTTTGTCACCGGCGCGACGGCGATGACCATTGCGACCGGGGCATTAATTGGCGCAGGAACAGGTGCCGTTATTGGGGGTGCCAGCTCGGCGTTATCCGGGGGTAATGTTTTAAAAGGTGCGCTAATAGGCGCTGGTGGCGGTGCTTTAACCGGCGGCGTAGCCAGTGGCATTGGTGCTGCCGGAGGGGCTGCAGCAGGCGCAGGGACAGGCGGGGCAGGTGGCGCTGCAGGCACAACAGCCAGTAGTGCTATTACACCGGAACTTTCTACAGCAGCACAACAAGCCGTCGCACAAGGCGGAAATCAAATGGGTATTGCTGGCGCGGTGCAGGCGCCGGGTTCTGCAACACTCCCAGGATTCACACAAGGTACGACGCAGATGGGCCAGCAAGCCTTATCGCGTGGCGCTACTGAGGGCATAGGTAAGATAGGGCTTGAAGGTGTCGCAGGCGGATCCGGGTTGGTGCCCGATGCAACCTCAGCCACGGGTATAGCCCAAGAGCAAATGGCGCGGGTAGCCTCAGAGCAAGCCGCTAAAGAAGCCGGCATGTCCTCATTTGAAAAAGGCTTATCCCACTTTACTACCGGTCTAAAAGGCATGCCTGATAAAGTTATGAACTGGGCTGGCGAGAACCCGTTGCAGGCGATTGGCTTCGTCGGACAAGGTATTAATGCCCTTACCCAAAATAATGGGGGAGGGTATGATACTACCCCCCAACCGCAGCAACCAACGTCAGCGTGGGGCATATCCCCCAACTACCAGCCGTCACGACCCACGGCCTATAAGCCCAAGCTAGGCTATGCCGAAGGCGGGCCGGTCAATAAATTCTATGCGGCGGGTTTACAACAAGCGCAGCAGGCACAGACTCAGCAAGCACCCCCGCCTCAGGCACAAGCTATGGCGCCGTTGCAAGCGCAGCCGTTGCCACAGGCACCCCCACAGCAACAAGGCATAGCCGGTTATGCACGCGGACGCATGGTTGAGGGGCATGGCGATGGCTACGCGCGCGGACGCATGGTGTCCGGTGAGGGGGACGGGGTCTCAGACGGTATAGAAGCCATTATTGATGGGCGTCGTCCGGCGGCTATTGCAAGTGGTGAGTTTATCATACCGGCAAATGCGGTCTCAGCTCTTGGGAATGGGTCCAGTGATGCCGGGGCTAAACGCCTTGACAAGATGGTGAATGATATCCAACGCAGCCGTAAAAAATCAATAGGTCGCGGCAATATCGCCAGAGACATTAAGGCATACAAGGCGCTCCCTGTGTAGTATAATTCGTGTGTGGCTAGACTTAGCGGTCGAACAGCGTTAGCCTGACGCTCGCCACATTTAATCCAGGCATATTTTAATGAGGCATTAAAATGAAATTAAGCGCAAAGAAAATCTCTACACTTAACAGGCAAGCGGCTAAAGAGAAGGGGGAAAGCCACTATATTCCGGGCAGACCGTGCTTAAGGGGGCATAACCTTAGGTATGCAGCAACAGGATATTGTGTTGGATGTAAATCAAAACATGATAAAGACCGTGCGGCGAGGGTCAAAGAAGCGTATCAAGGAGAGGGGCTTTATTATATCCCTGATGTACCTTGTAATAGAGGACATAGTTTGCGGTATTCTGCTAGTGGGGGCTGTGTGGAGTGTGCTCGATTAAAGGAAAATGCGCGGGTTGCGGCTAATAGGGAAGCCTATAACGCACGCAAGGTACGAGAGAATGCACATAAACTACCCCTAATAGCAGAAAGAGCTAGGTTGGCGCGAACAGTAGAAACCTCAGAGCAGCGCAAAGTTCGGTTAGAAAAAGCTATAGCTCGTTCGGTTAAGTGGAGGCAAGAAAATCCCGACCATCCTAACACTAGGTTTTGTAAGACAAGGTGGACGAAGAATAACCCCGGTAAAGTTCAAGCGATAGGTATGAAACGGAAAATTGCGAAGATGCATCGTACCCCTTCTTGGCTATCCCCCACTGATATATGGTTAATGGAAGAGATATACATACTTTCAGAATTACGAACCCGCCTAACTGGGATACAATGGAATGTAGACCACATCATCCCACTACAAGGTAGGAAAGTATCGGGGCTCCACGTGCCTATGAATTTACAGGTTATCCCCGCCCTATTAAATTTTAGAAAGGCTAATAAATGGTAAAGTATAAGCAACATAAATGTAAAGCATACCGGGCATTGCCAGCATGAGCAGCCGGGACATCAATGATTTACACCCCGAAGTGGCTAGCTTGTGTCGTAAGTTTGTAGCAAAGTGTAAAGAACAAGGCATTGAGATTCTCATCACCAGCACATATCGCTCGATACAGGAGCAAGACGCACTGTATGCACAAGGGCGTACTAAGCCCGGCGCCATTGTAACCAACGCACGCGGTGGCTATTCGTTCCACAACTTTGGGGTTGCATTCGATATCGTCCCTATCGTCAATGGCAAAGCGCAGTGGAACAGTATTGCTCTATTCCGACGCTGCGGTGATATTGGCAAATCATTAGGCTTGGAATGGGCAGGCGATTGGCCAAAGTTCCGCGAATATTGTCATTTTCAGCGAACCCAAGGTATGACGCTAGCGGACTTTAGAGCCGGCAAGCACTATAATGCCTGAAGCCTCCCTAGTCCCGTTGGCTATGCTGCCGCTATTCTGGGAGCAAGTTGAGCCACACCTTAGTAAAGCGGCAGACAAATCTTTGGGTCGGTACGCAGTAGAAGACATCCATGATTTACTGACGCAGTACGAGTACCACTTGTTTGTGGTTTATGAAGAAGGCGCCATACTCGGCGCGGCGGTGGTTAATCCGGTGATTTACCCGCGCAAGATACTACTCAATGTTGCCTTTGTTGGTGGCGTTGAGCCCATGGAGCCGTGGGGTGTACCGTTACTCAATCTATTACGGTTCTATGCTAAGGGGATGCAGTACGACGGCATCGAAGCCCAAGCCCGGTTTGGCTGGAGTAAGAAGTTATTGACGAATGATTTCGGGTATAAGAAGGTGGCAGACGTTTTCGAGATTGAGATATAATAAGTTTTCGCAGCCTTATAATTCAGGTTTTTCAACACTGGCCCGGTGTGCGGAGAAGGGCACCCCTTAAATGAAAAATAGGAAACTAAGATGAGTAATGTAATGCTGTCACTATTAAAAATAGATTCGATGACATCTCTGGAAATTGCAGAGTTATTGGGCTGTCGACATGATAATGTAAAACGGTCCGTATATAGGCTTGTCCAAAGCAGTATAATTGGGCTTCCTCCATTGGAGGAAACTAAGAACAATCAAGGGGTTATGGTCAAAGCGTACCGAATCCCAAAGCGTGATACGTATATACTCGTTGCACAAATGTCCCCCGCATTTACGGCGCGGCTGGTAGATAGGTGGCAGTATCTCGAAGACCAACTAAGGATAGTCCAGTTACGCACGGGGACGAAGAAGCATCAACTCGAAGCTATGGAAGCATTGAGTCGTCTTTTGCCAGATGATTTGAGTAAAGAGGAGCTAAGTTACATCAAAGCTAATACGGTAGTAAACAAGGCTGTGAGTAATCTGTTCGGTTTCCCTAAGATGCTTAAGAAAGACGAGATGTCTGACGATATGATAGAGGTACGCGGAAGGGTACTGGATGATTACCTCAAGCTATATGAAGTGCTTGAAGATAATGCCAAAGTAAAAACAATACTCTATGATAAATACCAACCAAAGCGAATAGAGGACAATTCTGCCAAGAGCGCGCTTAAGTTAGTTAAGTAGTAAAATGTTTTAAATGCTACCTAGGTAGCATTAAGCAAGGGCGGGGTTCCGCCCTTGCTATCAAAATCAGCACTGCTGATACAAATGTAGACCCACTCACGCCGCCTTGGCGTGCACATAACTTTGTATCAGGACAAATCTCATGGGCTCCAGTGCGCCGAAGACCCCCACCAATACCACCCAAACCATCAATACAAACTCAATCCCCGACTTCATGCAGCCGTATTTCAATACGATGATGTCGAGTGCACAAGGCCAAGTCTACCAGCGTGACGCGCAGGGTAATGTTTCCGGTCTACAGTCCTACCAGCCGTACAGCACGAATCCCAACGACTATGTCGCACCGCTGTCAGGCCTGCAGAACCAAGCCATCCAGGGCGCAGGCAATCTACAAGTCCCCGGCCAGTTCCAGCAAGGCAGCCAGATGGTCGGTGGCTCGGGCGCAGGCGCTCTGGGTATCGGCATGCAGGCGGCCAATGCCGGTAATCAATATAACCAGATGGCGACCGACCCTAATGCCTTGAAAGGCTTCATGTCACCGTACATGAACAATGTCGTGAACTACGAGACCGGGCAAGCCAACCGGCAATATGATATCACCGGGCAAGAGCAGCAAGCCGCAGCAACGCGCAATGGCGCCTTTGGGGGTAGTCGTGAGGCCATCATGGGCGCGGAGAACGAGCGCAATCGCAATCAGGCCATCACCGGCATCCAGTCCACCGGCGCGGAGAAAGCCTTCCAGAATGCCCAGCAAGCGCAGCAGTTCGGCGCCAACTTAGGCATGCAAGGCTATCAGTTCGGCATCCAGGGCATGAACGCCGGCATCCAGGCAGGGATGGGCTTGGGCACACTTGGTGCGGGCCAGCTCGGCGCCCAGCGCGATATCCTGAACACCCAAGCGCAGTTCGGCAGCATGCAGCAAGACCAGCAACAGAAGGTCATCGACGCGGCTACCAATAATTACAACAAGGCGCAAGCCTACCCGATGGACCAGATGAACTGGCTGTCCGGTCTGATACACGGCTTTCCCGTTGCTCAGACTGGCTCGACACAACAGAATTATCAAGCCCAACCTAACATGATGTCGCAACTATTCGGTGGTATCGGTGCCATGGGCAGCATGTACAACGCCTATAAGAAAGAGGGCGGCATTGTCGGTTATAACGTCGGGGGCGCTATAGAGTCTGATTTAGACCAGATGAACCCCGAGCAACTGCAAGAGATTATCCAGACCACCACCAGTGATATTGAGCGGCAGATGGCTAAAAAGCTATTGGCTGAAAAGACCATGGCCGGTGGCGGCATTGTTGCGTTTGCACAGGGCGGCACGATGAAAGAGCAGCTAACTAAACTCAAACCTGAAATAGAGGCGGCCCGTGCCGCACGTGAGCAGGCACGCATAGATGCCGCTAAAAATGCCCGTGCCGGTCAGCCCCGTCAACCGATGAACGCAGGCCAAGCAAGAGAGCAGCTACTGGCACAAGAGACGGCAGCCGCACCTAAGCCAACGCCAGGGATAGAGGCCGTTAAGCCCCCTAGCTCCTGGACAGAAGAAGGCCAAAGTATCTCCGGTCAAGCCGTTAAGAAAGGCTTGGGCAAAGTCGCCTCTACGTTAGGCAAGGGCTTGGGTGCAGCCGGTGCTTTGGTTGGTATTGCTGAGGGCGCTTCTGAAAAATCTGATATGGACAAGTATCTGGCCGTCCGCGCCGAGAACGGCGATGTGCAGGCCAAGCAAGTGCTGGACAGCGGCGGCTCTGATTCTATTATGGAGAATTTGAAAAAGCCGGTCCGTGATGTCGTCGGCAAGATGGATGTCGCCGGTGCATGGGAAGCTATCAAAGGTGCGTTCTCGGGCGGTATAGACTCGGTACAAGCTGCACCCACAGAGCAGCCGACGTTAAATGTACCACAGCCATTACAAGCCGAGCCTGCACCCGCAGGTATCCCGCAGCTACAAGGCTCCATGACACCCACGGGTGCAGGCGGAGGAGAAGGTAATTGGCAAGAGGCACCACCACTTAATCAAGGTATCCCGCAGGCCGCTCCACAAGCCGCCGGCAGTCCGTTTGACCCGATGATTGCCGAAGACCAAGCGAAACTTAATAATCTGCAAGACACACCGTATGAGACACCGGAAGCGTTACTGCAACGTCGTCAAGAAATCATGGGGCAACGCGCCAATACCGCCGACGAGTCCAAGCGCCAGTTCAACTTGCGCATGGCGGACTTCTTCGCGCATTGGGGCTCGACACCAGGACCGGTCATCTCTGCAGGGCTTAAAGCATTAACCGAAACCATGCCGGGCTTCTTGAAAGATAAAGATGACCAGGAGAAATTGTCCCGCACCCTATCCGAGGCGCAGTTCCAGATTGATTGGGCTGACCATTTAGAGCATAAAGGTGATACCGAGAAAGCCGCTGCTGAACGTGAGAAAGCGGCAGAAACACTTAGGTCTGATAAAAGGCTCAAAGCCGCTGCTGATGCTAAATTTGCTGAGTCAGAGATGGAGCAGTTCAATCAGAATAACCGTAACTACGCCGATAATATGACCAAGTTTACAACGGCGCAGATGACGAATAGTCCGAACAGCGCCAAGAACACCAATCTCGATAATCTAATGGGGCAGTATAACGCACAAATAAAGAACGCCGACGCCATACTCCAAAGTGATGACCCTACCATTGTACTGGCGGGTGAGGATACTTCTAAATTAAGCACAGAACAAATCAACAGAAAGATGGTGCTTAAAAAGCAGGACGTCGCCGAGTATAAGAGTAAATCAGAAGAGGCGCTCAATGGCGTGATGGAGCAGATGAAGCAAGGCGGGGGGAGCACCAGCGGGGGTGGAGGTTATGATTTCCATGGCACCAAACTAAGCCCTCCCGAAGTCAAGGCGTTTTTGAAATTCAACCAAGGAACCTAAGATGGCTGCGCCTAAAGAGCTTCACAAAACCGTCGAGTGGATGGAGTCCCGAGGCAAGGCTAATGCCGTGTCAGGTAAAGGTGCACGTGGGCCGATGCAGGTCATGGACGCGACGGCGCGGTCGCCTGGTTACGGTATCACGCCCATTCGTAATAACTCGGTTGCTGAGCGCGAGCGGGTAGGGCATGAATACCTTGATGCACTCTATGATACCCATGGCGGTGACCCGGCACTGACACTGGCGGCCTATAATGCCGGCCCCGGTGCTGTCCAAAAGCATGGCGGCGTGCCGCCTTATAGAGAGACCCGGAACTATGTCGGCAAAGGCCTGCAGTTCTTGCAGCTAGCCGGTGCGCAACCCCAAGCCCAGCCAACCGGACTACCTACGTTGGACGATTTAGCCGACGTTGAAGAAGCGCCGTTAACGCCGGAGCTGATTGCCAAGTTCAAGCGCATTCAGTCGGGCGAAGCACCGCCACCGCGAAAAGCCATACCTACGCTAGAGGACTTGGCAGATGTCGAGGAAGCACCGTTGACGCCTGAGCTTAAAGCCAAGTTTGAGCGCATTAACGAGCTGCAGCAAATTCAAGACAATCCGCAAGGCGAGCAACCCGGACGCTTTAGTTCGGCGCTCAGTCGGGGCTGGGAAGGGCTTAAAGAGTCAACGCAGGGCATCGGGTTAGGCATAAGCTCGGCCTTGGGCAATGGCCCCGAAGCACAAGCACAGATGGAGGGCATCAAGTCCAAATCACAAGAGCCACAATCGGGTAGAGCGTCGCAGACGTTTCAAAATATTCAGGATATCTATTCCAAAGACGGTGCTTTGGCAGCCGCTAAAGAGTTACCGGGCTTTGCTATGGAGAAGACCGCTGAGTCTGTACCGGGCATGGCACCGGCATTAGGTATGGGCTTGGCCGCAGGCGCCGTTAATCCATTATTGGCGCTCCCCGTTACAGTAGGGGCTTATATTGTGCAGCAGTTCGGCGATATGATGCATCGGCAAGCATTGGAGAAATCCAAAGCGGAGGATTTATCTTCTGGAGATGCTTTGGCCGCCTCGATTCCCGCAGGTTTTTTGGATGCCGTCACCGACCGCTTTACACTAGGCTTAGGCAAGAAAGCCAAAGCCGTGTTTAGGGATAGTGTTGAGCAAGAGGTTAAAAAGAACCTCCTCACCCGTATAGGCACACATGCCGTTAAGTCAGGTACCTTGGAAGCCGGCGTCGGCGCGACACAATCGGAATTAGAGCGGGCGCAAGCAGGGCTGCCCATCACCGGACCGGAAGCAGGACAAGAAGCTAAAGAGGCCGGCGCCTCAGGGTTCTTCGGGGCTTTGATACCCGGCGCTGCCGGCGGTGTCAGTACGCCCGCTACACCCGCTACGCCACAGTCGGGTGATACCGAGACCACACCACCCGACTTAGCCGCGCAGACTAAGCAAGCCAAAGCCGTCGACGAAGAGAACAACGCCAAGAAAAAAGCCGCTCGCGTCGAGGATTTCGGC